CTTCCTGGCAGCAGCTGCTCACCCTCTCCCCTGAGCCAATCCTCGCCCCGCGTCCCATCCGTCGCATCCCCTCCAACTGCATTTAATCCGATGAACAGTATCAAGCATTTATTCGATGGCGTTGATCAGAAGGAGCCAAACTGGCTCTACGTTCTCGCCTCAAACATCAAAACAGATTCTGAAGCTATCGATGTAATCCTGAGCCTCATAAATTCAGAACCGGCCGCCGCAGTACCTGCCAACCTAGGTGTCATTGGAGATGATGAACACGCTAAGGCGTTGAGCCGACTAATCGGCAATATCTGCATAGTCCTAGGCGCTGAAAATGTGCGCAAGAATGCCGGTGACAATGTGCTGGATGAAGACAAAGCAGAGTCGTTGCTAAGGCGCATGATGGGGGGCGAAGACTGACTAGAAAAACAATGGACCTATGCAGGTGGTGGCCAAGGATCTGTCTTTCTGACTCTTCTCAAGGAGATCGAAGACTCACCAACACAGGAGACTGACTAACGATTCTGTCCCATATTTCTGAACTGGTGAGTGCTGTGTCCAGACTTTTTTCGGTCAAACGCAGTTATATTCTCTGTAAAGGCCCAAACTTTTACTGGTTATGGCGAAGACCGTTAATCACGCAGTACAGGAAAAGCATCGTCTTGCGGCGTTCTTATTAAGTCGCGGCAAATCCTGTGCTGCGGTCTCACGCGAGCTCGGTATTACTGAACGCACTCTTTATCGCTGGCGTCAGCGGCCCCAGGTGCAGGCCGAGATCACACGAATGCAGAGTGAGCGTATGGACGAGGTAGCAGCGCAGACGACGACGTTCCTGCCTGACGCTTTGACTGTGCTCACCACGATCATGGCCGACCCCGACGCCCGTGCCGCCGACCGGATACAAGCTTGCCGCACACTGATGAGCTCCACGACTGCATATCAGGAGCGGAAGGTGTTGGAACGTCAGATCAGCGGCCTAGAGACGCAGCTAAAAGTTGTGGCTGGCGTCCCAGACGGGAGCGATCCAGACCTGATCGACGATGCACTGCTGCTGACTTATGCGGGTTCTTCTGAGGATGAAGAGGCCGGATGACAGCCAGCATTGCTTCGCTTCGACGCAGGGCAGACAAGCTGCAGGAGCTGCTGGACAAGCGCAAATCACGGGCCAACGTCTACGACACCGGCAAGAAATTCACCAAATTGCCGGGTGTGGAGGACTGGCCAGCGTTTGCACGGCAGACGTTTATCCGCACCTCTGGCACTGTGATGCCATTTGAGCCGTATGAATATCAAAAAGAGCTGATCAAGTCAATCAACGATCACCCGAACACGATTGTTCTGAAGTCACGCCAGACGGGAATCAGCGAGACGATCTGCTCCTACCTGTTATGCCGAGCACTCACCGAGCGCGGATTCGCCGCCGTAATTTTCAGCAAGACGCAGGTTGACTCAGCGGAGCTAGGTCGCCGTGTACGAGCCATGGTGAACAGCCTCAAGGGAGAGACGGTCAAATTCCTGACTGATAGCAACACACAGCTGAGCTTTGTAGGTCGAGGCACGTTGTATTTCCTACCTGCTACAGCCCGAGCAGCCCGAGGCATCCCCAGTTGTTCAGCGTTGCTGATGGACGAGGCGGCATTTCTGGATGGAGCGGAGGAGATCTACAGCGCAGCGATGCCCACATTGTCGATGGTGGGAGATGACGCCAAAGTTATCGTGGTTTCGACGCCTAACACCCAGGCCGATTGGTATGGCCGTTTGTGGAATAGCACTGCAGGTGAGTGGAACAAGCGTCAGATCCACTATTCAGCGCACCCGGTCTATGGCGCAGACCCTGATTGGGCCAGGCGCACCCGCGAATCACGCAAGATGAGCCACCAGGCGTGGAATTGCGAGTATGAGCTGCAGTTTGGCGCAACCGACGCTCAGATCTACCCAATTGAATTGGTCAATAGGTGTTCCACCAGCAAGTGGATGGAGTGTGGTGAGATCGGTCGCGACTATGTGATCGGCATTGACCCCAACGCAGGTGGCAGCGACTATTTCGTGGCGATGGTGATGGACATCACTGACCCAGAGGACACCAAGGTCGTCCACATGTACCGGGAGAGCTACAAGAGCACGGAATACAGCCTGAAGCACATCAAAGAAGTGATCGAGGGTTTTTGCCCGCGCCGGATCATCGTCGAGAAGCAAGCTATGGGCCAGGTGGTGGCCGAGGCACTCCAGAAGATCGTGCCGAAGTACAGCATCGAGACGTTCAACACGTCGCGCCTCTCAAAGGTCACAGCCACAGACCGAGTGTTGTTCCTCTCCGAGAACGGCCAACTGAGCTTCCCGCCAGGGATCATCGGCGACGAGCTGAAGGCATTCCGCCAATTAGACAACGGCTCACGGGAAGCTGCCCCAGGTCACCACGACGATTGCGTGATGGCATTGGCGTTTGCTTGCAGCTTGATCCCCGAGGCTCCGAACCTCGGCGGATTTTTTAATAACATCTGAGCTGGCATTCAATCCAGAGCAGCTCTTGTTCGGTGTAATCCTTGTACCACTTAGCGCTGGCCAGCAGAGCGGAGCGCCAATTGGGCTGTTCTTGCAGGAGCTCTACGAATGTCGAGGGTGACATCGAGGACGGTCGTTTCATCGAGCAAGTTGTTTAAAAGTCTGGGAGGGTGAGGAGGAGCAGTCAGCCCTCTCTCCGTCTGAACCCCGCTCAGCCCTCCTAAACAGGATAGAGCGGAGGCCATTCATGAACGGGATAGGCGACGTTTCTACATAATATTTAAAAACATATATCTAACTCTTTAAAACTCCCTTCCATACCCTCAAAACTTCTCCACGATCCTTTAAAACTCCTCCACGATTACTCAAAACTCCTATACGATTACTCAAAACATCTACATACATGCAAATGTTCACTAGATTGGTGTAGATGTTTCGAGAGATCGTGTCAAAAATTTCCGAAGGAGTCCAGACTGGGCTGCGTAGTGATGCTCCTGAGGCCCGTTCTGACGGTTCTCTTGTCAATGTAATAACTGGGCTGGGTACATCGAAGGATCAATCTGCCTATACCCGAGTTGGCAATCCTTCATTACTGGATCAGACATCGCTCGAACGCTTGTATTCATACGGCCTACCGCGCCGCTATGTGGATGCAGTGGCCAACGAAGTCTTGAGACACAAGACCACAATCAAGTTGGCTGGCGATGTTGAGCCGCAGAGAAGCGCAGAGCTGATCAACAGTTTCAATCGGTATCTCCAGGACAGCCAATTTTTCTTCAAACTGACTGAGGTAGTCAAGCTGCAGCGCCTTTATGGCGGAGCAGCGCTAGTTCTGCTGATTGACGACGGTTTACCACCTGAGGAGCCTGTCGATGTGAGTCGGATCAGGGCAGTGAACGACTACATCCCGCTTTCTCGTTATGAGTTGGTGCCTATGGATGTGACGTTCACCGACTACTCCAAACCTGAGTATTACTTAATAACCACAAGTCAGCGGCTGACTGCCGATCAGCAGGAAAGCTACGTCAACCTGAAGATCCACCACAGCCGCGTGGCACGTTTTGATGGCTTGTATTTGCCGTGGAATTCACGCTCTAACAACAAGGGGTGGGGGCAATCGGTGCTGGCGTCCTTCTGGGAGGCATATAAGCGCTATGAGTCTGCACTTGGCGGTTTAGAGCACCTTACTAAGGACTCAGACATCTTTACCCATAAGATTCCTGGCCTTTTCCAGCGAATTGCTGCGGGCAACGAGGCCGATCTGAAAAAACGGCTTGAAGCCAACAACCTGAGCCGCAGTATGTATGGCGGTCTGGTGATTGATACCGAGGAGGAGGTTGAATTCCTGAACCGCAATCTCGCCAACCTGGCTGGTGCGCTGGATCCCTTTGTGAAGAACCTCCAGGCTGTAACTGGCTGGCCTAGCACGATTTTGATGGGTGAGTCCCCAGGCGGATTAGGTAAGGAAGGCCGCTATGAGGAGCGTGTATGGGCATCCATCGTTGAGGAGTGGCAGGAGAATTACCTGCGCACCCCAATTACTGAAATATTCCAATACCTCTTACTAAGCAAGTACGGCCCCACGGGTGGCAGGAATCCCGAGGCGTGGACAGTCGAATTCCCCTCGGTATTCACCCAAACGGACCAGGAGAAGGCCGCCTTACGTCTGCAGATGGCGCAGACCGACGCTCAATACATTCAGCTCGGCGTCCTCAATCCGATCGAAGTGAGGACAGCGCGGTTCGGCACAACCGAATACAGCATCGAGACCGAATTGAATGAGACCGTCACCCGGCAGCTGGAGTTGTCTGCTGATGCGCAGTTCCAGTCTCAGATAATGGGTTATGAGGCTCAGAATCAGGCATATTCCCAGGAACAATCTCCTGCCCCGAAGGAAGAAGCTGAGCCACAGGGCGAATTGCCCTCTGACGACGGCGCTGTAAAACAGAAGCCTGATGACGCTCAGAAGACCGATTCATTTGAGTTATACGAGGCACAGGGCCTACGCATCCGTGTTTCACACAAGTTTGACGACGGAATCAGCATTGGATATCTTGTTGGGCCTGACGGGCAACGCACCGATACATCAGCTGCAGCACCACTGATGATCTTCGGCCCTCATAGGACGAAAGCCCGAAAGCTGTACCGAGCCCGGTTCGATCTCGATGGTGAACTCATAGATGGCCCGTTCGTAGCTGGCTTTGCCTCACTACGGGCAGCGAAACAGGGCTTATCGGTGGCTTATCCAAGGCAGAATGTGGCAGGACTCTCACCTATTTCGAGCGGTGAGACTGAAGCACTTCGCGCAGGTTGGGACGCTTACTAATGACACAGCCAACTTCAGACACCATTAGAGCGGCGACTTACCTGGCTGAGAAAGATCGTATTGATGCTCCTACAGGCCGCAAGCTTTCAACACGTACTGGCAAGACGAAGCGGAAAGTAACTTGTACTCCGCCCAATAAGAAGTGCGGCGGTCGTTGCATCCCCCCGAGCTGGGATTGCCGCCTAACAGGCCAGGGCACAAACAGTGAATTGCGTACCCACAGGCAAGATCCGTCTGCTGGTATTGCCAGTATTCAACGAGGAGCGAAGGACATTGCTGGAGGTGTGGTTCAGGCCGACCCGGCGAAGTTTGAGCGAGGACGGAGCTCTGTCATACGAGGTGTGGTCAAGCTTTCTCCAGGTGACAATCTGGAGGAGAAGAAGAAATTGCGCCGCAAGTTAGAAAGTCGTAGTTCAGCAGTTGCTGGAGTTGTCTCGGTCGGTTTATTGACTGTTGGGGCACACTTCACAGCAAAGAAGATTTTCCCTGGCTACAGGAGCGGCTGGGGTCGTAGCGCTGATATGGCGGTCAAGGGCGCTTACGGCTCTGTTATGGATCGTGTGCCATTTGTCGGTGCCAACAGGGAGAGGGTCAGAGCGGCTGGCTTCAGTGCGATCAGTGGTCTCGGGATTCAGCAAATACGCGGGACAAAGCTGCAACAGCAAGCAAGGGCATTAACAATTGCCAACCCCACAACTCCTGGCAGAGTCTCACGACTGGTAGGTGGTTTACGAAGTAACCCATTTACGGGATCAGGTGCGTTAGTGGAGTACGACGAGTTTGTGGCTGGAAAATCAAACAAGGCACCGTCAAGCCTGACGGACTTCAGGAATGAAGGAGCCGCCATTATCTTCAGTGCGAAGGACAAAAAGACGGGCAACAGTGTTTTCGCCCCAGATGCGACTAACGCGCTGATAACAAAACAGTGGCGTTTGAGTCCCGAGGGATTATCGGCTGTTGGAACATCGCCTTTCCAACGTCGTCAAGCAGTGACTGGGCACCTTTCCACGAAGTTACAGGACGTTGCAGGTGCAATGAAGAAAGACATGGCGCAACGCGGCATGGATGCTGCTGCCTATACAAAAGCAGTGATAGACACGACTCTGGATAAGAGTATGAAGGGAGCCTCGAAGAGAGAACGCAGCGCAGCGCGTCAATTCTCCATTCAACTTCTTAAATCGGACGGGAACATAGGAACGACCAACAACTTGGCTAAAGGTCTGATCGCGCAGACCGAGTATCAAGTGAATGATCACATATCCACGCTGAACACAGGGTTACGTCGCAAGTCAAACTTCGGGGATTCACCAAGAGATGAGAGCCAGGTAGGTTTTGCGACCTTCCTGATGAAACAGAATCGCGGCACTGGTACAAAGGTCGGTGCAGGACGAATCATCAGCCCTGAACATGCGGAGCTTTATACGAGGGCTACCCACGCAAGGAAGGTGGCGCAGGACACCAAACCCATTGAGGTGACTCGTGGAATGGCAGCGCGTGTGGCAACACAGCTGAATGCAGGCAAAGCCCCAACGAGCCCGGAAGAAACACTGAAAACATTGGAAACCCAAGGCGGGATCCGCGCACGCTTTAGTCCAACGTCATCTAGTGCAACACCGAGCTTCAGTCGTACAGGTAAAAGGAGTAGTAAGGGAGCTGGTGCGCAATCCAACCTCAGCAATCTTGCCCGCTCGATCATGGGCAGAAAAGGTAATGAGAATATGACGTTGGAGCAAGCCATGCGGATCGCCAAATCCGAGAGAGGCGACTCAGCAGCGCATCCACCTCGGGTTGCGGCGTATGTCCAGACACGGGAGGATTTAGAGAAGGAGGGAAAAGGGAAAAAGTGCGGTGAGAGCCACATTGCCAAATCTCACGAATGCACTATTGGTAAGACTAAGAAGGGAGAAAGGAGTGCTGCTTACCGAGCTCGGCAGGTTAGCAGTATTGCCTTAAGGACAGCCGCTGTAGGAGGTGGTGCAGCGTTAGCGGCTTACGGTCTTACTTCTAAGAAAGGTGGGATGGACGTTAGTACACGGATGTCATTAGCGTTGTATGGCAGTGCAATATCAGGACTGTCGGTTTTATCTTTAAAGAATGAGCGTAATTCAACGAAGTCACCTAAGCAGTTTGCCGCTGAGATACGCAAATTGGAGAAGATGCCTGATGCCGAACCTGAGACGGTCAAGAAATTTGCTGAATTCGTGGAAGAAGCAGGGATAGATCAACAGCGAGTGGGCATAAAGGTCTCCTTAGGAGGAGTAAAGGGCTATTTCGATACAGGTAAGCCAAACCGCTTACAAGCGACAGACCTCACGAAACAAGGCATGACGGATAAGGACTACCAAGCAATGGGTGGTGCGATGCGTGGCTACATGTCTGATAGGAAAGCCAAAACACCTGAACAGCAAGATGCACGTAATATTTCCAAGACAAATATGAAAGCACTACAAGATAATTGGGGTCCAGTTGCTTCTTTCGCTGGGAAAGAGGAACTAAACAACAGCTATGGAACCTATATCAAGGTGCATGAATTAGGACATGCGATTCATTACAGAGGAGATTTTAAGACACCATCGCGTGTGGTCGTTGGAGGTAAAAGCTATCAGGGTGACGCACTGGAACGTGAGCTTCGTAAGTCTGTAGGTATCTACGGTCAAACCGATATACGCCGAGACCCAAAGAAGGTTACGAAAACCGATTATTACAGTCAAGGTAATCGCCTAGAGACGTTTGCTGAAAACTTCGCCATGTATTCCCTAAGTGGGAAGCAGATGAAGAAGGACTTCCCTGTTGCTTACGAATGGACGAAGCAGACCTTTGAAGATTCTTTGGCTAAACCAGTCAAGAAAAACCCTATACCTATGAAAGATATGATTCAGAAGCAGGGTTACGCAGGTTTTGGCACTTTTGATCCCTACGAGAAGCGTAGAGATGCTGAGACTGCATTAGCAGCAGTGTTTGCTGACCTTCAGAAGGCAGCTTCTACAGGTAATATGAAGGCCGCAATGAGCACGTTCACCGAGAACGGTGCTCGCATGTCCGAACCGCAGCTAGCCATAGCGCTGCAATGGATCGAGGCATCCAGGGTTACTGCTAAAGCGTTGGAGTCTGAACCTAAGGAAGAAAAGCCCAAGAAACCAAGAGGTGATGCCGAAGAATTAACCCCCCGAGCACGGTCATATAAGCAAGTGCGGGAGGATCTAGAAAAGCGCAGCAAAGGAAAAAAGTGCGGCGGTAGTTATATCACGAAGACATACACCTGCTCTAAGGGAGGGCAAACAGCTAACGCTTCCGATGAAGCCCCACCATCATCAAAGCGTAAGTACATCAAGATTGCCGCTGCAGCATTGGCTTTAGGTGCGGCCAGTGGGGCAATAGCAGTTGCGTGGGATGCCCATCAGCTAAAAACTGGAATGGGCCTACCAGCAACACGATCCTTTAAGCAAGTAATGACTCGTTATAGACGAGAGAACGGTCTATCAGGAGTACCTAATCAGGAAGTGTATGGTCGTTATTACGATGATCTTGTCCAAAAAGAAGGATGGAAAGTCGGAGAGATAGTGTATGAGAGGAGTCCTAGAAGTCAAGGTGGGCACTTTGCGGTGTATGCGGGCAAAACTAAGCGTTCACCCGATAGTGATGTAACTGCGCATACGTTCATCAGTTTTGGCAGGGCGGTGTCCAAAACTAGATCTGGTTCAATGTGGGCTGAGGAGTATGGCCCTGGCGCAGATTTGAGTGCTGCATCCGCCTTCCGCAGGGTTCCAAAGGCTTATAGATCTCCTATTAAATACAATCAAGATGAGTTATTGAACCGTACTGAAGCCCTGTGGGGAAGACCTATTAAGTACAACGTATTCACTAATAACTGCGAACATTGGGCTAGGGCGCTTGTGGGTGATGTTCCACGATCACGCGCAACAGACAGACTGACCGCTGTTACTAAAACGTATGTGAAAATCATGAGACCTCGTGCGAGAGAGGTCTATTTCCCAGGCGAAGCAAGCGCACGGGACGTTGCTCGTGAGTTTGCCAAGGGTGACCCCTCTTCTAGTTCTGCCAGTTCATGGGACTGGCTCCTTTCATCCAAAGGGAGATCCGACGCGATAGACATCCCCGAGATCGGTTTGATTTCACCCAAGGAAGTCATCGAAGGAGCTAACAGTGGTATTGAGGCGGTATCTCGTGTCAAGCGTTATCTGATGGTATTGAATGGAATGATGGCGAAGGCTAAGCAAGCAGAACTGAAGGAAGCAAATGCCACAGGCTGAATTCGGGATCGTCGAGGAATACAACAAGCTCCTCCGCACAGAGGAGGACGTGATCATCAAACGCCTGAACCGCATTCTTGATACTTCGTTCACTGGTCTGGTACGACGCATCAGGGCGGAGCTGCGCATAAGCGGCAATGCATCCTCGATTGAGCGCAACATGTTGTTGTTGCAGGAGTTACGCAAGTTGATCCCAGCGGTCAACCCCAATAAGGCAGATCTTTATGACCGACTGCTGGAGCGTTTAATCACCAGTTCAACGAGCTCGGGGCAGTACGTCGCGGATGCCTTAATGCATGAAATGGCACCCAAGTGGCCCCGTATTGACGTATCGATCCCTTTAGAGGCCGTAACTGCGGCGGTGAAACAGTCACACGGTTACCTACGAAAACACGGAGAGAAATTCGCGGAAACTAGCTCCAACCTGATAGCGCAAGGGATTGCGGAGGGCCGTTCTATTGATTCGATGGTGAGCGATATGCGTAAGCGGTTAGGCGTGGTTAAGTCAAGAAGTGCGTGCATCGTGAGGACAGAGAGTCTCCGTGCATATAACAGTGCCAGCAATAACTACTACGCCAATCAAGGGATCAACAAGGTTCTGTACTACGCAACTGCCGATGATCGTGCGTGTCCGACTTGCGCTCCACGGGGCGGCAAGATTTATGAGCGCAGTTCTATTACAGTGCCTATTCATCCTCGGTGCCGTTGCTATCTGGCTCCTTGGGATGTCGATGTTGCTCGTATCGATCCTGTCTACCGCGCTACGGGGGAGCGTCACCGTAGGGAGATGGAGAAGGCAGTAACGATCGAGCCGTTCAACCTGAATAGACCTGGAGCGTTTGAGCAGATAGTGCCCACCCCAATACCGGCCTAGACTGATCCATCCAGTACAGATCAGGTCATGCCAGTCACCAAAACAAAAGAGGTGGAGCAGGCTCCTGGCAAGGTCCAGGATGCAGAGATCGTCGAAGATGGTTGCGCCAGCTGCAAAACAGGTAAATGCGGCTGCAAGAAATGCAAGACCAAACGGTCCAGAGGCGTCAAACGACTAGGTGTGGCTGATAAGAACGACGCTCTAACCCCTCAGGAGTATTTGGCGGCATGTGATTTAGGAGTCCAGGGGCGCAGCAGAAGCTATATCCGAGCTCGGTTAGACGTATCAACTAAAACAGGCCTCCCAGGCAAGAAGTGTGGCGGTAGCCATATTGCAGCGAGTGCTACCTGTCACAACGGCAAACCACCCCGTAAATCTACCAAGCGTGCGACATATAAAAACATCAATGAGGGGCTTAAAGCTGGACCTAATGACACTAGAGGGGAGAAGATTGCACAGGGAGCTGGGAAAGCAACAAGAGCTGCTGGGATCCTTGTTGGGGGACTCGGCTTAGTGACAGGCAATTTCAACAAATTTGCTAGTGGATACGCTCTTGCGAATGCGGGTAATGCGGCTATTAGTGGCGCTGCAGCTTCTAGAGCGTCTAGGGCAGGCGAAACAGAATTGGCTGAAGTGTATCGAATGCGGGGGGCCAGGGCATCTTTTACTGCACTTGCTCTTGGTGCAGTAACTCCCGGTCTTGGTAAGGCTGCATACGGCGGCGCAAAATCTGCTGCCAGAGGAGCTGGTATTGCTTCCGGCAATGTTTATAGGGGTGCGAAGTCAGCAGCATTCAACGTCGAGCAGAGTACGCGGGGTTTCAAAAAGATGAAGCGCAGACCTAGTCGTAAGTCTTCTTCCTTAGCAATTTGGGCAGATGGTTTTTCATCCCCGACTACGGGGGAACTCCTCTGATGCTTTATCTTCGGGAGGCCATTGATGTTTACTGGTGGGCTCCTGGCAACAGGATTTCCTCTCATGTTCTTTGGAGAGGATCCACAGCTGCATCAAAAGCGACTCTCTTGTTTCTTTCATAGTTAATCCAATGCTTACGGTTGCTGAGATCAAAGCTGCTCTGAGTACGAGGCAAGCTTCGGTGTCTGGAAGTAATGCTGATAGCGGTGAGGCTTCAACCAAGGAGCAGATGGAGCACCGCAACGGAAATCTAACGCCTAGATCAGTAAATGCTTCTGGTTTTGGAAATAAGGCCAAGAAGGATTGACCCAATGTTCGGTAAAACATGCCCGCGATGTGGAGCTTGTTGGTTCCGCAACAACGAGACCGGAGAACTCGCCCACTATTGGGCCACGGGTGTAAAAGGCAAACCAGGCTCGGAACGCGATTTAGCCGGGCTGGTGTGCAACCTTATAGGAGATAGCGAGTGCATCAATCCCGAGCGCGGTTATACAGGCCCAGATCAGGACACATGGGAGAAGCGCCGTAAGTTCATTGAGGGCAGTTATTTTGGAGAAGGCCCAGAAAATCCAACCAATTAAATGTCTTTGACCATATCCAGCAGGCTTATGCCGTAGAAGTTAGCTAGAGACATCAACTTTGTGACTGAAATCTCAACTTCTCCCTTTTCTAAGCGAGAGTATGCGGCTTGACTGATACAAAGTTGCTTTGCAACGTAATGCTGTGTGTATCCAGAGTGGTCCCGGAGCCGCTTGAGTCTCCGACATATCGCCAGTTGCCTGTGTATTGCCACTTTTGTTTAGTCGCTTACCGGCTAAAAGATACGGTCCTTTCAAATTAGCGGGTAAATTATCCGTATGGATACATCAGTCTGTCGTTACGACTTCGCTCCTATTACCAAGTGCGAAACCACTGACGAGGGATTCCTCAGAGTGTGGGCGCGTGCTGCAAGGGCGGGGACGCAATTGTATCGACGCGCAGATGGATCCCAGGTCCGTGAATACCGTCCTCCCGAGGAGGTCAGCAGCCCGGACTCACTCACCACGTTCGGAATGAAACCCGCAACGTGGGGTCACCCACCCGTGCTTCTCGATTCTGAGAACACGAAACAGTACCAAGTTGGCTATTCCGGTAGCCAGGTTCGGTACAACGATGGTTTTGTCGAAGTTGCCTTGACAGTTACTGACAAGGAATCGATCGACAAGATCCAGCGGAAGGACGCCACTGAAGTCAGCGCCGGTTACAAGGTTGACTTCGATCCCACCCCAGGTCTCACTCCTGAAGGTGAGGATTTTGATGGTATCCAACGCAATATCCGGGTGAACCACATCGCCATCGTTCCGCGTGGCCGAGCAGGCCCCGAGGTCCGACTTCTGATGGATCGGATGGACAGCTCTGATGCTGTTTCCTACGAACCGGAGGCGTCCCAACCAAACCACCTTGTATCTCCCCCACTTATGGCCACCGTCAAACTCGACGGCTTGGAGATCGACCTGCCAGCAGAAACAGCGAGCGCGGTCCAGTCCTATGTAAGGGACGCGGCCCGTTCATACGAAGCTGTTTCTGCCGAGCGCGATGAGTTCAAAACGAAACTCGACGCACTCACGGCAGAGCTTGACTCCACAGCCTCTGAAAAGGAAGCAGCCGAAGGTCGTGCTGATGCTCTTGAGGAGCGTCTAGACGAACTTGAATCTGAGCAGCGTTCAGATATCGCTGAGATCGATCAGCGCATTTCCGAGCGACTCGCAGTTTTCCAACAACTCGCCCCAGCCTTTGCCGAGGATTATCACTTCGACGGCAAAGACGAAGTTCTCTTGTTTGCCGAGGCATACGAGAATCTTCTAGGTAAGGCTCCTCGCGAGGATGCCGATCCTTCTTATGTCCAAGGTGTTGTCGAGGGNGTTCTCGCTACTCAACACGCTGATTCTTCCGACAAGGAGGAGACAACCGCTTCTGATGAAGAAGTCAGCGAAGAGAGCAATCTCGATGCTGCGGATGACCGCGCTGACAGCACTGTTGGTTTGCGTGATGCCCTGGCTGGCGCTGGCCACAAACAGGCCAATCCAGTAGACGCCTACCGCTCACAGCTGTCAGGTGCCTGGAAGTCCACTCTCACCGCCACTAAATAGTCATGGCAGTCACTTACACAGCAACAACAGTTGCGGATCCAGCCGGTGCTCAAGGCTCCTATCCACAGGAACTTGTAGCTGGTCATGAGGGAATGCTTGCTGATTTGCAGGCATACGTCTCTCGCAGCTACAACAATCAGTCAGGTGCAGCACTTCCTTTCGGAAGAATGCTGATGATTGACAACACTCCCACCACCAATTTCCAGTATGCGGTGGATCTGGCGGGTGCTGCCACCAACATCGTTGGAATCTCAATTGATTCCTTCGCTTTCGAGGGTGTATCGAGTGGTAATGGTGCTTATGTACCTAATCCCACCAACCTTCGTACTGACGCTGCTGGCGCTAAGTACGCCGGTTACCCAGACGACCAAGTCCTCAACGTCATGTCGAAAGGCGTGATTTGGGTTTATTCGGCTACAGCCATCGCTTTTGGCGATGACGTGCGTTTCTTCCTTCTGGACAATTCGGGCACAACTGCTGGACAGGACCAGGGCCGTTTCACCAAAACAGCCGCTGCCAACAAGACAGTCAAGGTCGCCACTGGCGCTCGTTGGCTTTCTGAAAGTTCTGCCGCAGGTCTGGCCCTTCTTGAGCTGGACATCCCAGCCGCCACATTCACCGCCGACACCTGATCATGGCCTCTGAAATTCGCAACGACGAGGTTGGCATCTTTCTCGCCCGTGAGCTGGAGACCATTCTGGCTCGCAGCTTCGAGGTCGAGTATGCCGACATTAAATACGCGCAGCTGCTTCCGATTTCCACGGAAGTAGCACCTGGCGCTGATTCCTACACCTATCGAGTATTCGATAAGCAGGGATCCATGAAGGTGATCCAGGACAAGGCACAGGATCTTCCCCGTGCTGACGTTCTGCGCAAGGAAGTAACCAACCCGGTTCGCTCCCTTGGCGCAAGTTTCGCCTACACAGTGCAAGAGACCAGAGCTGCGGCAATGGTTCCTGGCATGAGTCTTGAGCAACGTCGCGCTAATGCAGTGCGCCGTGCTTACGAGGAAAAAGTCCAAGAGATCGCCTTCTTTGGCGACACCCCTAGTGGGATGAAGGGCTTTTTCAACTCAGACCAGACTGACAAAATCGTTCCAGACAAGTGGTTCACCGACACGGCGACCACTACTGACGAGATGCTCGACCTTCTGAACGAGCCCGCCACCAGATTGGTGAACGGTTCCAACATGAAGGAACAGCCCAACACAATGCTGGTGCCTTACGAGGTATTCAGGATCATCTCTACAACTCCACGTAGCGATGCTTCTGATGTAACCGTGATGGAGTTCTTCCTGAGAACGAATCCATTCATCACTGCTATCGAGCCAATCAACGAGCTCGAAGCCAGCAAGTCAGACGGCAATCTGACGAAGGACCGGATCATCACTTATGACCGTTCCCCCGACAAGCTCCAACTGCACATCCCGCAGCCACTGGAATTCCTGCCTCCTACTCGTCAGGAGCTTGAGTTCTCAATCGCTGCCCATTCTCGGATTGGTGGAACCTGCATCTACTACCCGAAGAGTGTGATCGTGATGGAAGAGGACTAATCCTTTAGTCTTCTCTAACCTATTCTGAATAGGACACCACAAGACTTCACCAGAACATGATCATCGTTTATCGCCCCGACCTAGACAACCCACCAATGGACAAGGATTCCTCTTTGGGATTCTCCTTTATGCCCAGTGCTGGTAATCGCAAGGTCGAACATGTCTCACTCAGTGCCGGAGTCCATCGAGACTTCGACTCTGCTGTGTGGGACAAGATAAAGGACAAAGATGTGATCAAGCGTCTTCTCAGCCTTGGTGCAATCCGCATCGAGGAAGAGAAGCCAACGGCACATTTCGGCGCTCCTAGTGCTGCCGAAGTCCCCACTCCAAAGAACGATTCAATCAGCGACTTGTCTTTGACTGACGCACTGCGTCTGATCGAGGATAGTTTCGACCTGGATCAACTGAAGAAGTGGGATGCCAAGGACAAGCGTATTCGGGTGAAGAATGCAGTCTCCAAGAGAGTGACAGCAATTACCACAGGTAACGGCTGAGATGGCAGACCCTACGCGCACCGAATTCTTAGCTCGTTTCCCCGAGTTCGGTGAACAATCCACTGATGTAGTGGACGGTGCGTTAGGGGAAGCCATCCGTATATGTCCAACGACCGGGTGGTCGGCAACGAATCCAGAGTTGATTCGCAATGACGCCATCCAGTATTTGACAGCGCACAAATTGGCGATCCGCACAATGCAGATGGGCCTTCAAGTCGGTGTGATCTCCAGTTCCCCAACTGGAGATCGACTTGACGCCACCCTTTATGGGCAGGAATACAAGTTAATGCTGGGCACACTCCCAGCTTGCGGATTCTCGTACTGATGACGATTCCGGCTGCCACCGTTGCTAAATACGCCCCTCACGGGAACGCTCAGTTGAGTTTTCAGCTGGCGAATGAGGTGTATTCAACGGATCCAGCGACCGGGAACACGATCACCACCACGTCAAATTCCGAGAGTGTCGAATACCTAGCCGCCATAAAACTCCAATCCCCCGATTGGAAAGGCGAGCCCGGTGCCGACACCACGACGTATTCCTGTGAAGGCCGCCTATTAACTCCAGCAAAACTCGATACCCGTATCACCAACGGCTCCCAAGCCGACGCTGTGATCAACGGATACCGAGGACGGTTTGAGTTTGTTTGGGATCTTTCGATGCCGAAGAACGATTATTCGGACTTACGGCAACAGATCCGTGGAGTGTTCCGTGTCATCGGAGGCCCCTGATGGCAACACCACGCAAGAAGCTTGATCTAGAAGGTGCCACTGACCGTGCGGTTAGTGCTGCCATTCGTCAATTATCTACGTGGCTGGATACTCGTTTCACTGAAGAGATTTCTGCAGTGAAGTGGGAATATCCAACCGAACCTGAAGTTCGGGACATCGTGGACACTGGCAGGCTTCGCGCCAGTCAGACAAGGCAAATCAACGGTGACGAGGTGACTTTCACCTGGCCCGTCGAATATGCAACCCAAGTCCACGAGGGCGGTGTTTCAACACGTACGCGCCTGCCATTTCCTGGCAGGCCCTGGACGAAAGCTCCTTTAGCGGAGGTTTCAA